CACCCATGTGCATGAGGGAGTCCAAGTTGGTGGTGGAACAACATCACAACCAATACAGGTATAGGTTAAAATCATAGGCTACACAGTAATATAACATACTGTCAAGCAAAAGTCAACATTTTATAAGGAAATAATAATGACAAATCACGAAAACTTAGTAAATTTATTTGAATCATATCTCGCAGAGAATGATAAATTTGATAACAAAGGAAACAAAGCCGCAGGAACTAGAGCAAGAAAAGCATTAGCAGAATTTACCAAAGCCGCAAAAGAACGCAGAAAAGAAATTCAAGACGCTAAAACGGCAGAACAAACAACATAAATAAAAGAAAAAAATGGCAGAAATCGCATTCTTCAAAGACTTATCTTTAGACTTCACTCCCCATCCGGTGAGTGGAGACGTTCGCCCTATCATAAATGAAACGGCAATTAAAAGATCGTTGATGAATTTAATTAAAACAAAGAAAGGCACACGCCCTTTCAATCCTGAATACGGATGCGATATCAGCAATTACTTGTTTAGCTACGAACCTGGATTTACTGAGTACAACTTACAAAAAGAAATACTTGACGCAATCAACAAGCACGAACCTAGAGTTTCTGTCAATGAAGTTGATGTCACATTTGAAGAAAATGGAATTGTATTGAACATACAATATATTATAAGAAACATCAATAGAGCCGGTTCTATATCAACATCGTTAACGAGGGCGGCATAAAATGGCCATAGACAATAATTTAAGAGTAGACGAACTTAGTTTTGAGGGTATTAAAACTAACTTCAAAAGATATCTACAAGCACAGGATCAATTCAGAGATTATAACTTTGATGGTGCTGGTATGTCTGTTCTTCTAGATATGTTGGCATATAACACATACTACAATTCATTCTATTTGAACATGGTAGCATCTGAGGCATTTCTCACAACAGCACAAAAAAGAAATTCAGTTATAAATTTGGCTAGTTCTTTGAATTATGTGCCACGTTCAACAACATCTGCATCTATTACAGGCACATTGTTGCTCACAGTTGCTAATGCGCCAACGAGTGTTACTATTCCAGAATTCACAGAATTCACTGGCTCAATTGACGGAGTTTCATATAAATTTTTAAACGTCAATTCAAAAACTATCTTTTCTAGTGCTGGTGTATTTTCTGATAGCATCACACTCAAAGAAGGTACACTCATCACAACAAGATATACTGTTGTGTCGGCCGATGCGGATCAAAGATTTTTGATTCCAAATTCAAGAATAGACACTACAACATTAAACGTAACAGTTTTAAACTCTGCTGTAGATAGTACAACAAGAACATTCACACCATCAGAAAATTTGGTTGAACTTGATTCAACATCTTTAGTGTATTTTATACAAGAAACTGAAGATGGGCTGTATGAATTAAAATTTGGTGATGATATCTTTGGTACCGCACTAGACAACGGAAATATTTTAGTCATTCGATATCTAGTGTCTAACGGCGCACTTGCAAACGACATTAATGCATTGACATATTCCGACACAATCACAAACGTTACAGCCGCAACCTTTACCGCAGCCGATCCTGCAACTGGTGGTTCAGCTAGAGAAACTGTAGCGCAAATTAAGTTCAATGCACCAAAATCATATGAAGCGCAAAATCGTGCAGTTACTGCCGAAGATTATAAAGCACTATTGCTAAGTCAAGCTACTGTTGATTCTGTTGTCGTATGGGGTGGCGAAGATAATGATCCACCAACATACGGAAAAGTCTTTATCGCAATTAAACCGACAACTGGTTTAGTTTTAACTGCTACTGAAAAATTGAATTTAATTTCTTCTGTTATTAACCCTAAGAAGATTCTTACAGTACAAACAGAAATTGTCGATCCAGAATACATGTACATTAAAATAGAAGCTACTATAAAATATGACGCAAAGAAAACATCACTATCATCAGACACAATTTCGAATTTAGTTTCAGATACAATCAAAGCGTACAACGATTCCGATATTGATAAGTTTGGAACATATTTTAGATATTCTAAATTATCTAGACTGATTGACGTTTCTGAAAGATCAATCTTAAGTAATGTTTTGATTGCAGAAATGCAAAAAGAAATTGACGTTCAATTGGGTGTGGGTACACGATATGAGATTAGTTTCTCAAATGCAATTGACGATGCAACAGACGGCAGACCAACAACTCAATCATTTGGTGTTGGTAATAAAATCACATCGAATGCATTTACTTTGGGTGGGTTTTCAAACTGTTTCTTAGAAGATAACAATGGTATAATTCGTATCTACAGAGAATTGGGCGTTGAAAACGTTGCGGTATCTGTTAATGCCGGATCAATCAATTACGTTACAGGTAAGATTATATTAACTAACTTTGCACCAACTGCGTTCAATGATGGTGGCACAACATTAAAGATAACTGCAACACCTCAAGACAAAGACATTCTTCCATTAAGAAATCAAATCATCTCTATTAGAGATGCAGACATTTCAATCACAATGGTTGACGATAACTCAATTAGTTTAGTTAGTAGATAACAATGGCAGATTCTAAATTCAAGCCCTCGCTTGGCGTAGAAACATTACTTTCGGGAGACCTTGCTGTCGAGTCCGAAAAGTTTTTGTCGTTTATAAAAGCATACTATGAATGGATGCAAACAACAAAAATAGAAATTACAAGTATTGTTGGCACGTTTGTAAAAGGTGATACTATCATTAGCGCATCTGGCGCATCAGCAGTAGTCAGAGAAGTTGCTGTTGGTGAATTAATTTTACAAGTTGATACTAGAAAACCATTTAATCTATTAGAAGCTATAACTGGTCAAACATCGTCAGCAACAGCAAACATAAGTTTAGTTAAAGATAACGTTATACGTAAAACTGGAAAGATATTAGAATATCGCAATCTAGAAACATCTATCGATCAATACGTTGATTATCTAAGAGATGAATTATACCCAAGCATTCCCGTAACATACTATGGAGACAAAAGATTAGTTGCACAACACTTCAAGGAGTTTTTTGAATCTAAAAGTAATGAGCAATCTTATCGGTTTTTGTTTAAATTATTATACAATGAAAATGTTGAATTTTATTATCCAGGAACTGACATTCTTCGTGTGTCGGATGGTAACTTTGAAAAGACTCAAATTATCAGAACAACTGCTATATCTGCTGACACTAGAGATATATTTTTATTCTTAAATAAAACTATTCGTGGACAGACCTCTGGTGTTCTCGCAAACGTAGTTGACATTAAAAAATTCTTTATTGGTGCATTAGAAGTCGCAGAGATGACAATTAAACTGGCCAGCGGTACGTTTACTGCTGGTGAAGAGATTGTTGATATTGAGGATGAAGATTTATCTACAACAATTTATGGTATTGTATCAGGTATTACAGTCGTAGATGGTGGTTCTGGATATGAAGAGGCTGATATTATTACCATTACTGGTGATGGTGCGGATGCACAAGCCATAGTCTCATCAATCAAAGAATCTCCAATTAGCGCATTGACAGTAAATACAATTGGGCATGGATATCAATTAAATACTGAAGCAATAATCAACAACAGCGGTACTGGTGGTACTGGTTTTCTTTTTGAAGTTTCTGAACTCGCAAACACATACACAGTAACTTCTGGTGCAAATACATATACCGTTGGTGAAATTTCTAGATTATCTATTATCAACAGAGGTGAAGGATATTTCAAAAAACCAACTGTCACATTAGAAGATACGACAATATCTTCTTTAGGATTGTTGTCCAACAATCTAATTACAATTGTCAATGCTGGTTCTAACTATGGCGTTGGAAATACATTAATATTTACTGGCGGCGCTGGTGCAAATGCGGCTGGACAAATTGCATCTGTTACAGAAACTACAACATTTGATCTTTTGTTTGAAGATGGTTTTCAAATGAAAGCTGATGGTAGTTACTACGACATTATCAAAAATGAAGATTGGTTAGTAAAAGGTCCAATCAAACGTATTGAATTAACAAATTTCGGCACTGGATATACTTCAGCAAATTTACCTTCAATTACTATATCTACAACAACTGGTTCTAGTGCAAATTTAATAGCAACAAATATTCAAGGTAAAAGTGCAAATGTTAGTATAGACACTTCAAACAATATCACAGGTATAGGGTCTATTCGTGCTGTTGAAATTACAAATTTTGGTATCAACTATAGTGCGGCCAATGTATCTGCATCTGCTGTTGGTGATGGAAACGCAAATCTTGTTTCTGTTATTGCTGGTCTTGGAATTAGAGAAGGCGTTTGGTTAGATGACGATGGTAAAATTGATTACAAAATTATTCAAGACTCTTATTACTATCAAGACTACTCTTACGTTATTAAGAGTGGATTAGCATTTATAACATATTCTGATACATTAAAAGCCATTATTCATCCTGCTGGATTGCAACCTTTTGGTGAGATTCAAATTCTTAACAATGTCGATATTCATGCGGAACTGATTAATAATCCAGACATTCAGAGAATGCTTGTTGAGATATTTACGCACCTCAATGTAACTGGAACATCTGCAACATTACCAACAACAAAATTTGTTATTGGACACGTAGACACATTGCCCGGATATGGATATAATACATACGGCAATTTACCAATGACACCATTTGGTGTTTATGGTGATGATTGGGCTTTTGCTCCAATTTCAAGATTACAGAATGTTAGATTTAGTGATTTATATGAAGAAAATCCTGCGTATCAAACAATATATACTCTTATAGATAAGAATCCTCCTGTTGTGAGTATTGGTATTTCTGATACTCAATACAAAGAGTATGTACCTATAATAAGTTCATTAGGATTTATGAATTTTGTGACGGAAGCCTTTGTCACAGCATCTTCAATTACACCACAAAAGTTTGCATCTGCTCAGAATTTAATTTCATTGTATGACATAAAATTAAAAGATGTTCAACTTCTAGATGTTGCTGGTAATGTATTTGGTGACGATTTGCCTCAAGATTTATATGAAGGAACAACAGGTTCATCATTTACAAATGCTACGTTCGAATCTTCATATTTAAATTATCCATTATCATATCAGGAATACGTAAAAATACTTCCTGTGACTACCACTCAAATGAATAATCTTTCTGCCAACAGAGAAGTTGTTGTTCGTATAGAAGGCGGTGGATTTAGATTCAGAACATATGGTGAAGGACTATTATCAGACTATCAAAATGATGCAATATCAACATTGCAAGATGTATCATTTGAGAAATTATTAGATACTGTATACGACACTACAATCAAGGCTTCTCCATCTCCATTTGCTGATGGTCAAGCATCAGGAAGTAAACAACCGACGGATACATTCCGTGACGAAATTGTAATTAAAACTCAGAGCAAACTTTCAGCGTATGACACATTGTATGATGACGTTAACGTTTCTACATTCCAAGCATTAACGTTTAATGATGTTGTTCCTGGAACTACAGATATTATCGGACAACAAACGTTTGGTTCAGTATATCCACAAGCACCAGAAACTTCAGTGACATATATAAAATATGCAAAGATTGCAGGAACAGTTTCTTCTGACACACAGAATTATTCGTTATTTACGATAAATGATTACTCTGAAATTCCTATTGAAGATGTAGATGAAGTGGTGTTTAGTGCAACTGCACCTGTTGTTGTTGGAACAGGAACGAACTTTCAGACAGACTATGACGTATATGACATATTTGTGGCAAATAATGAGTATTTCATGGTAGAAGCAATAGCAAATACCACACACATGGTTGTCGATAGACAGCCAATGAATCAATATTCAAATGTTTTCGCATACAAAGTGTCCAATTAAACAAAAACTTTGTATAAATAAGTAGATGAAAAATAACTTTAAGTACAGTATTCAAAAGGAGAAACCTAAATGGCATCAATTGTAACCAGTAAATTCAGAGTACACAATGCACAGCAATTTACCGAATCGTTTTCTGAAGCATCAAATACTATCATGTATTTGTTTATTGGTAAAAACACAGCATTTCCGGATGACAACAATCCACCAACACCAGTAAATTCAACAGCTAATGTTGAATATACTCCATGGCGTGATATGTATGCCGCAAAACGTATTACTACAGCAGACGTAACACACGCAGTTCCACGTTATGACTGGACTTCAGGTACAGTTTATGACCAGTATGACGATACCGACACAAATTTAATTGAATCTGATGACTTCTACGTTATAACTGAAGACTATAACGTCTATAAGTGTTTGTTTAATGCTGGAGCCACAGCTTCTACTACAAAACCAACAGGTGTAAGCACATCACCATTTACGACAGCAGACGGATACATTTGGAAATTTATGTATACTGTTACAACTGCTAAAGCATTGAAATTCTTGACGAATGATTATATTCCAGTTCAGACATTAGCTTCTGACGATGGCTCAGATCAATGGGATGTTCAAACGGCCGCAGTTGATGGTGGTATTCACGTTATTAAAGTAACATCAGGTGGTTCTGGTTATGCTACAGCGCCAGCAGTTACAATTACGGGTGACGGCACAGGTGCTACAGCTAACTCTACAATTACTGCTAACGTAGTTACATCAGTTACAATTACTGCGGCTGGTACAGGATATACAAGAGCATCTGTCGCATTCGCATCTGGTGCGGCCGCTGCAACAGCAATC